AGTTTCATGTAGGGGCGCGTCCCCTCATAGAACTTCACGAAGTCACCGCGGCGCATCGCCGCCATCAGCTCAAGGCCAAACAGGAAATCGTCCTGACCGATATCGTTCTTGCGAAGATAATCGGTGACCTTGCGCGCCATATCAGCGTCCGGCTCGAGCGCCTTCAGTCGCTGCACCTCGCCCGACAACTTCTGTCGTTGCGAATTGAGCTTCTTGATGCGCCGTTGCGCGGCTTTGGAAAGCTTGGCTAGTTCGTCAGGTGTCGGCTCTTCCGACAATTCGGGTTCGCGTTCGGACTTCCTTGCGACTTGGGATGGCGGATCCCCCTTTGAGCCGTCGGTGTCTGAGTAGTCGTCATCCTGTCGCAGCTCAGGCACTGCGCTCTGGATGGCGTCTAGAAGACTACCGCCGGTATCGCCGGCGTCCGTACCTGGCGAAGGTACCTGCTCGATCGACGGCACTACCTCGGCGGGTAGTTGCTTGTCGTCATCTGCCATACTTAATTCCCCCGGTGCCGATCGGCACCTTCAAGCGATCATTACGTCAATTCAGGTTGTTTGTCATCAACCCGGCATGGTCGGCATCGTCACCTGCTGCGGCATCGGATGCGGCCGAGGCGGCGGCGCGCCTGACAGTGTCTGCTGCGCATCAGGCGCCGACGGTGGCGGCGCCGCCTTGGCGCCGCCATCTGGCGCGTTGACGGCACCCTGCGGCCCCATAGCCGCGCCCGGTGCAGCGCCTGCACCGGCCGCGGTTGGGCCGGCGCTGCCAGACATAGCACCGTTCATCGCAACGATACTCGGCAGCGAGGACTTGAATGCCTCGGTCAGATCGAGCCGATCGTCGAGCCGGCGCAGCGTGTCCTTGGCCAGGAACTCCGGGTCGATGCCGGGAAGTTGAATGAGCAGCGGCATCAGCCGCTGGGCGTTGGCGATCTCCTGCGCCTGGTTGGGGCGGCCCATGGAGCCCGCCTCGATCTCGAGCAGGATCTCGTTGGCGATGTCCTGGGCGACTGGCTCGGCCGGCCACACCGCGCCCTGGCCGACGATCTTCTTCACCCGGTCCTGGCTCATCTCGCGCATCAGTATCTGGCCACCGTTGCGCGCCAGCTGCGTCAGCAGGTCGTTGAGGTCGTCGATGTTGGACCCCATCGATGTCATGCGGCTGCCTTCGGCAATCTGTGCCTGGGTCGCCGTGGTGTTGGAAGTACCACCCAGGTTGGCTTCCTGAATACCTGTCGTCCGCAGAATGTCTTCGTAGACGGGATTGACCTCGTACAAGTTCGGATCGATGCCGGGACCGGCGTAGGGCTGCAACAGTTGCTTCACATCCTGCTGCGGCTGCAGCGCGTTGAACTCGATCACCGCATTGGCTTCGCGGTTGGTCAGCTTCTCCATGTCCTCCTCGTCCATGGAGCCCGCCACTACCGCGGTGAACGGCCGGCCGGCGATCCGCTGCTCTTTCAGGCCCTCGCGGCAGCGGTTGTACTCGAGCTGCATGTCGCGCATTAACCTGACGTCGCTCGGCGGGAACAGCTCGTTCTCATCCTCGATGCCATTGAAGATCAAGGCGTACCAGGGATAGAACCGCTCGTTGTAGATCTCCGGCGAGGCCGGCTCTTTCAGGAACTCGCGGTAGCCATCGCACACCACATAAACCAAACCATCGTTCCTATTGTAGATCTCCCAGACAAGCGCGTTCGGCTCGCCGCGGTTCTTGTCTTTGTCCTTGGCGCTCATCCAGTCTTCCATCGCCTTGGATGGATCGGTGTCGGTGTCGCTGCCGTATTCGGTGCAGTGACCCCTAACATCTACGCCATAGATCTCTTCGATCTCGCTGACGGATAGCAGATACTCCTCGGCGACCCAGCCGGCGGCGACCCAGTTGCGCAGATCGATGCACTTGATGTCCGGGATGATCCGGGTCGACAACGGGAAATCAAAGGTAAGCCCTTCCCGCACCACCGCGCCGCGCGCATTGGTTAGATCCTTCAGCAACAGCCGCAGCTGCTCGGCTTCCATGTCGCTGTCGTCGGTGATGGCGTCGGTGGCGTCGGCCGCCAGGCGCTCGAGGGTGGCCAGTCGCTCGTTGGCGTCGGCGATGCCCTTCTCCAGGTCGGGCCGCAGCTGCATCACCCGCTCGAACCCGAGCTTCACATAGGCCACGCCGTTGGTGACGGCGCGCCGCACCGACATCTTCAGCATTGATTTGAACGGATGCGGCTGGTTGTCGACCTCGTAGGCGTAGAGCAGCTCGAGTGTCCGAGCGAGCTTGTCCATCATAATGTTCTCGGCTTTGACCCGAGCCGCATCCATCATGATGTCGATGCCGGAACCGACCGCCTGGGCGACCATCGGCGAGCCCGGCGGCACCATGCCGCCGGCGGCGGCACCGGCCGCAGCCTGGCCGAGCTGGTCGCCCAGCCCCTGCGGCTGCTGCATTTCGCCAGGGATCGGACCGGCGCCCATGCCGGGCATGGTGGCGCCGCCCAGCGCGGCGCCCACCTGGCCGGAGATCTGATTGATGTCGGGCGACGGCGCCATCGCCGGGCTGGGCGGCGGACCGCCGCCGGCCATCAGCATGCCGATGTCGGGCGGCTGCCCGGTTGCCATCGGCATCATGCCCTGGATCGCGTTGCCGGCCTGACCCATCATTCCTGGCGGCATGCCGCCGGCCATCGGCCCCATGGCGCCAGTCGCCTGCGCCTGCTGCATCATCATGGCGGCAGACTGCATCAGCTGGTTCAGGGTGGTCTGGCTCTCGTCCCAGCTGGTGGCATTGAGCCGCGGCCGTTTTCTCGCGACGGCTTTTGGATTTTTGGCGTACAGAAACGCCGTCTTTTGCGCCACCAACCTGAGGGTGAGGTTGGCGACGTAACGCTTGTCCTTGGCTTCCTTGGACCACTGCTTGCCGAAGCAGAACTCTTGATCTTCCCGCATCCGGTCGAATGAAGGTTTCCAGTACCGCTTGGCCTTCTTGACCTTGGATGTCCAGTCGCGGACCAGGTTGCGGCGGCGGTCCGGCGGATCCGGGTTGGCGCGCGGGATCGAGTTTGGCTTGCCGGTGGTCGGATTGATATCCGGCTCGCTGGATTTCTCGTCGAAGCCGGCAAACACACGCATCATGTCGTCTTGGAAGGCGTCTACCATCCTTGCAGGCCCCTCGCCCGAAGATCTCGACCCTCACGCCGGCGCGTGTTTGCAAACAGCTCGCGGTAGGTGCCGGTCAAGACTTCCGGCTCGACCTTCCTGCCGCGGGTTCGCCCGTGCATCTTCGACAGTCCTAGCCCAACCAGGCTCAAAGTGTCGACCACGTCGTCGTTACTGCCGTGCGGAAACTTCAGGATTTGGTCCTGCATCTCCGACCATGAACGGATGAATCCTGGGAAGTGTACCATCTTCATGCTGGTGCGGGCCTGGATCGCCTGCGCGCGCTGCTGCTTGTCGGCCGCGGGATTGATCGGATCGATCGCACAGAACGCCTGCTTCTCGGCCATGCGCCGGCGCAGGAAGGGACCGAGGCTCTTGGTGATGGCGCCACCCTCGGCCCACCAGAACATCGGCTTATATTTCTTCATCAGCACGATCATGCTCTCGACCGCCTGATGCGAATCCAGCCGGTCCCAGACCATGTCCGGCATGATCCAGATGTTATCCTTCTCGTCGACGCCGACGATCATCAGACAGGTCTTGTCGGCGGACTTGGCTACCGACACCGCGTGGTCCGACGCCCCATAGAATCTAAGGGTATGAAACGCCGGGACGTCATCCATTTTATTGTAGGTGACCAGGTCGCTATCCTTGAAGAAGGCCCCATCCTTTGGCCCTGGACGGCCCTGATACAGCGCAGCAAATCCACGCGGATCGGTGGCACGAATATCCTCCAGATATTGCTTGGTGAACCGCTCCGGCCATAACGCTTCGCCGGGTTTGCGGCCGAGCACGTCGTTGTCTTCGGCTAGCGCCGGCAGATCAATCTTGCGCCAGGCTTTGGCTTCTTCGACGTTGTAGTACGGATTAAGCGGGTCGATAAGCCGGCCAACGAGATCGTCTTCGGTCCACCGGGTTTGGACGATGACGATAGTGCCAGTCGAATCCATGAGGCGAGTTCGGAGGACTTGATTGTACCACTGCCACAGCTTCTCTCGAACGATGACTGAGTCAGCTTCAGTTCGATCCTTAATAGGGTCATCCAATAGGATGCAGTGGCCACCGCGGCCGGTGATCGAGGAACCGCGTCCCACAGAGAAGACCACGCCATCACGGGTGGTTTGGACTCGGTTGACAGCATTTGCTCCAACCTTGATCTCGACATCGGGGAAGACCTGCTTGTATTCTGGTGTCTCCATGATGTCGCGGACGCGACGACCCAAGTCCCAGGAGTAATGCTCATTATATGTTGCGACGATAATGCTCCTGTCGGGATGGCGACCAACGTACCAGGCGGGGAACATCGCACTTGCCAGAGTAGTCTTGCCAAATCTGGGTCCGACATTGATCATCAATCTCCGGTAGTCGCCGCGCTCGACCTCTTCAAGCGAGCGACCGATCATGCGGTGGAACGGTTGTGGCTTGTACAGCGACTGCCCGACATCGTCATCGTAGTTGGGATCAGGCATCATCAATTCTGTAAACGCTATCAAATCATCGCGGGCGATGAGGATTGCGCGTTTACGCTTCAGCAGTTTCCGTTGGACGTCCTTTTCAGAGTCCGTCATCGGTGTGCTTATACTTCGCCGCCGGCACGTCCGGCATCTTCTTGATCGACGCCTTCGGCTTGGAGCTGATCGTGCTCGGCTCGACCGGGGTCGGCTGCGGTCCCTTCACTGGCGAGGTGTGATGCGTGAAGTTGTCCTGGGTCTTAGACACTGGCGGCGGCTTGGCCACCGGCGGCGCCTTGATGTTCACAGTCTTACCGATCTTGGATGGCATGAGGTTCCCCTAGGTTGAAAATCCGAAAAAATTTTTGGGCTAGGTCGCGTCTTCGTCGTCGTCCTGCATCAGCACGCCGACACCGTTGACGGTGATCTGCAAGTCGACGCCGTCTGGCACGGTCAGTGCGATCTCGATCCGCGGCGTGAGCGGCTTGACGATGGGATTCTCGGGTGTGAACACATCCTGCGGCGGCTTCATGTTATCTCCTGACTGTGCAGCGTTCCATCTGGATAAGGTTTCGCGCCAGTTGTCGGCAGGCGGTTTCGGCATTGATGGCATCGATCTCGTAGCGGGAATAAAACGGCGGTCGTTCGGTCACGGTGGTCACGATACAACCGGATAACAGGACGGCGAGCATGGCCAGGACGAGGATCATCTAGAGCCTCATTGGTGTCACCACACCCAACAGGCCGGCGATGATGTAGACGATGATCAACACCACGATGACGGTGATCAGCACTGACACCACAGTTCTAAACTGCGGCGGCATTGGCACCATGGGCAACAGGGCTTGCACCGCCCACAGGATGACGCCGAGCACCACCAGCAGCAGGACGATCGAGATCAGCGTACCGATCATGCTAGCCCCCTAGCGTCGGCGCGGAATCACCTTCTGGCCGACGAATTGCGGCTCGATCATATACTTTGTTTCGTCAATGGTAATGGGGCCACCGGCACTAATCGGCGTGCCGTCCGGCACCGGCGGTGGGGCTTCACCCTCACCCTGTTCAAAGCCAATCTGATTATAGGTTGATTTGACATCATAGGCGCGGTTGAGCGCATCGGCGGCACCCATCCGCTCGACGAACACATTGAGCGGGCCTTGCAGTTCTGGGACAGCCGCACCGGCGGCAAAGTTGGCGACCAGGTCGGTGTCGGAGGTGAGGCTGAACGTATAAATCGGGTACATCGACGCGACCAGGCCGTTGATGTAGGTCCACTGCACGAAGTGCTTATCGACGTTTGGCGTGGCTTGCACCGTCACCGTGGCGCCGATCGGATAGACGCCGCCGCCGCTGGTCATGCCAGCGTCAGGCGGCGAGGCGATGGTTGAAAGGGTTCTGGTGGTCGCTTGCGGGTCGACAACAACGACAACCGGCGGCGGCGTTTCCGTCGCCACCGGGTGCGGCTCAAAGTCAGGATTTTTAGGCCAGTCGGTCACTTATTCCTTCGCTCCGGGTCTTCCTCCACTGGCGGATTGGGCGCCTGCGGGTTGTCGGGCGGCTGGCCCATCGGGTCGATGCCGCTATGCTGCTTCTTGGCCAGTTCGACCGGATCGGACGTCTGACCCGGCGTGTCAGGGTGCTCCGGCTGGTCACCCGCAGTCCGCCGGTGTTGCTGTTCTTGGTGCTTGGTTGCAGTGCGGGGTTCGTCGTCGTCATCACTCGACTTCTTGGACATCTTAGATTTCCTCCGCTTTCGGGGTGTGGCCGGCTTCCTCCGCGCAGTCACCTTGCGCTTGCGCGCAACAACCGGGCGCTTTCGCTTGGCCTTCTTCATAACAGCACATGCTCCGTATCGTTGCAGCTCATTTTGCTTTTTCGCTAATGGGCTGGCAGGACTTAGCTAATTCGGCGATTAAGCTGTCGCGCCGCTCCGACGCAGATGAAATATGGTAGAGCGTAAAAAACACCACGCCAAGGCAGACGATGTTGATGATGACGAGCGGCAACGCCAGCGGTCCCGCGGCCGCCAATCCCTTAGCAACCTCGCCCGCCACCTTGCCGGTGTACTCAATCACTTTTTCCTGGCTTCCAGCGCCTTGACGCGCTTCTCCAAAGCATCGAGCCGCTCGTCCGGCGATATATACACCGGCAGCGGCGGCGGATCCGACAGCGTGTTGGTCTTCGGATCGTAGGTCTTGCCGCCGAAATCCTTCTGCGGATCGTCGCCGGTGTAGCCGGTAATCTCGATCACCCGCTGATTGATCGAGTGGATCGCGGTCGGATCGTAGGTGGCGGCGCCGACGATACTCCGATTGAAATGTGGGTGGTGGTAAATGTTGCAGACCACGCTGCCAGGCTTGAAGTTCGGCACCGGCTTCGGCCTGTCATCGACCAGCAACGCGCCGGTGGTCGGGTGATAGGTCGACGGTTTCGGCGGCTGCATCAGTAGGAAGTTGGGCCGGACGTAGTCGTACCAATCAACCAGGTCGGCCTGGCGCCTGGCATAGACGGCGCCGCGCGGCGCATCCTTCTGCGGCTGCACCGGCTGGTATTTGACCCACACGCCGTGGTCGATGATTTCCATGGTCATGCCGCTTCCGATGCGTAGTAGCCGCCAGCGGTCTTAACCTGCAGCACACGGTAACGCTGCGTTAAAAAAGAGCCGCCGAAACCGCTCGGAATAGCGCCGCTGCCGCCGGTTTGGCAGGCGGTCGGGCCAAACGGTTCAGTCAGTCCCTCGTCGCTGCTGTGGACATAATCGCCGACATAAACCAGGCGGGTCTGAATCAGCGGCTCGCCGTCGCGGGTGGTAAAAAACCGATAGGCGATGCCCTCACCGTGCGACCAGCCGCCCATATAGAACTGGCCGTCAGTCGCCATGCCGAAGTTGCAGGCGAAGTAGCCGGCGCAGTGGAACGCCATGGTCGGATAAGGCGGACCTTGCAGCATGACGCTGGAGGGTGTCGCCGAGGCGAAATAGACGCTGTTGTTGAAGAAAGTGTGATTGGTGTTGCTGGGATGGGAAGATCCGCCGTTAGCCGACAACGTACCGCTGAAAGTGGCAACGCCTGCACTGAGGCCGGCGCCGACCACCAGGCCGCCGTTCGGCATCTGATAGTTGGTGCCATCAAAGCCGACATAATGGGCCTGGTTGCTGCCGAGGAAGGCGTAGCCGACATTTGCGCTGCGGTAGGCGTAAAAGTCGGCAGCGACCTTCAAATCGCCAATCATGGTATCGCCGGTCTTGCTAACCTTGCCGGCGGCGGTCGTGGCGACAGCGGCGTCAGCTGCGTCGACGTAGTCCTTGCGCACGGCATTGGCCGCGGCCGGCGACGTCGGCAACGATAAATGCCCAGTCATAGTCGAACCGGCCTTGGCGACCTTCTCGGCTTCCAGCTCGGCGATCGCCGCCTGCACGTTGGTGGCAGCGATATCGCCAGTCGGTACCGACGGCACCAGGTTGGCGGCCGGCGGCGGCGGCGCGGAATCGTCGACGTATTTCTTGGTAGCGGCTTCCAGGTTGGTGGTCGGCGGTCCGGCCAGGGTAAGCGGCCCACTCAGAGTGCCGCCGGTCAGGAGCAGGTAGCCACTGCCCGGCGCCTGCGTGGCCATGCGCCACTGCGTCGGATTGAACGAGCCCGGCTGGACGACATTGAGCGCAACATAAAGAGCGTCCTGGTAGACGACAAAGTCATTGAGCAAATACTGCGCTTTCGGGTCGAAGTAGCGCACCGCGATCAAGGCCAGCGGCAGCCCCTCGGGGTCGCCAACCGCGATCTGCCGGGTCGACGTATTGACGATGATTTCGCCCTTCTCGATCGGATGCGGGAACACCACGGTCGGATCGCTGTCGCGGCGGTGGCGGTAGTGTGAAGTCATCGCATCCCCCTAGATCCGCTTCCAGACGCCGCCATCCTTGACGAAACTGGCGATCGGCAGCGTCCAGGTGCCGCCGACCTTAACGTAGGTCGTGGTTTCCTTCCACACGCCGCCGGTCTTCACCCAGGTCTTGCCGACCGGCACGCCGACGGCAAAAACCGGCGTGATCGGCTGGCCGGCGATCGGCACCACACCGGCCGTCAGGATTTCCTTGCGGGCAAACACATCAGTCAGCGCCAGCCCAACCAGTGGCACGGCAGCCGGACTGATTATCTCGGTGTAGTTAATGCCGCCGGCCGAGAAGATCGGCGTGATAGTGAGGCCGCCGATCGGCAACGCGCCAGCCGTCAGCGTGTCGGTGTATTTCTTGCTGAAGACCGGCGTGACGGTCGAGCCGACGATCGGCACTGCGCTTGGCGCGATCGTGTCGGTGTATTTCTTACTGAACGCCGGCGTGACGGTCTGCCCAGTGATCGGTACCGCACTCGGCGTGAGCGTGTCGCTGCGGGCGTAGACATCAGCAGCCGCGGCGCCGACGATCGGCACGCTGCTGGGCGCAATCGTATCGCTGCGGGCGTAAACATCGGCGACAGCTGCGCCGGCAACCGGCACGGCGGCCGCGGTGATCGTATCAGTGTAATTGATGCCGGTGGTAGCGCCCTCACCCATCCATGACTTGAAACCGGATGGAACAGGGAAAACTAACGCGGCAAGCTCAGTGCGGATTGTTACTTCTGTAGGACCGATAAAACTGTTTGCCTGTAGGGCCTGAATACTGTAGCCGCTGGAAGTGATACCGCCGCTGTTGGTTGCCGGATCGTCGGTCGAAACGCCGTTCCAGTAACCGTTATTAAGCCGCAGCCATACTTTGTTGTTGAGTGTGTCGGTGGCAACGCAGACCGTGTCTCCATCGACAATTGCAGCTGTGCCAAGTCCGGTCGCGCCGCCAAAGGCGTAGATTGTGCCGTTCTGGTAGAGAGAAATAGCGAAGCCATAATCATTCGCAATCAATGCGGGCGGCGGCCCCCTGGAAACACCAGCCATGACACCACTGGCCTGGACACACAGAAACTCGCCGTAATATTTCTCGTCGTCGGCAACATCATGCAGCGTCGTAGATCGGACACCATCGCCAGCGGTCAGTGTTGCCGTCTTGTCGGCATTTGACAGCGTTACGCCTGCGGTCTTGTCGTTGACGTTCCACGCATTGGCAATACTGGTAGCAGCGCCGGCATAGACCGGATTGATCGTTGCGCCGACGATCGGCAGCGTGCTGGTAGTGATAGTGTCGGTGTAATTGATAGGACCGGCGACATAGACCGGAGTGATCGTTGCGCCGACGATCGGCAGCGCACTAGCAGTGATCGTGTCGGTATAATTGATACCGGCGGCTGGTGCCGCCGACCGGACTTCGATGATCTCGACAAACGACGGGACGTTGGCGAAGAACGGCGCGTAGCCGGTCTTGTCGACCAGTGCCGCCTCGGCCACACCGTTCTTGTAGTAAAGCGAGCCGCCCAAGGCCGGTGCAGCGCCGTAGTGGATGTCGACCGTGCCGCCGGGAGGAAATTGAGCCGAAACAGCGTAGTTCTTGGTGTTGTCCCAGTCATCCGGCAACGGCACCCAGTCGGACAGCACATAGCCGGTAACGCCATCGAACGTCAGCGTGTCGCTGCCGCCAAACATGAGACGAGCTGGCGTGCCAGCCTTGAAATCATAGGCATCGCCGGATGCCGCCGCCTGATTGATGTAGCAGACAGCCGTCTGTCCAGCGGCTGTCGTGGGATGGAAGTACAGTCCGACACGCACCTCCGAGCCGGTGCCGGCGCGCAGATTGGCGGCGAGATGCGTGGTGACGAACGTGTAGTTCTGCCAGCCAGCGTTGATGCTGGACATAGTGTACGCGCCATAAACAGCCTTGATGTTGTCGGGCAAGACAACCCAGTCGCTGTAGGCGACGGCACCGTTGCTCAGCGTGATGTTGGCAACGCCACTCCACTTTAATTGGACCGGCGTGAATGTCGTGCTGCCAAGGTATGGCGAATTAGGATCGTTGGTGCCGTTCCAGATGCCGACAGAGGCGGTGGTTATGATGACGGACGAAGCCGACGGCGCTTCCAGGCGAACGCGAACCTCGCGTGTGGCACCAGAGCCTCTGATCTGGATCTCGTTGACGAAGGCACTGTAGCCATCGATCTTGGCGCTGCCCTCGTGTGCATGATTGTACTGAGAAACTGGCGGCCCGGTGTAGGCCACCAGCGCCCCACTGCCGGGACCGCTGATGGTTCCCTGGCCGGTGGTCAGGCGCAGATCGGATGGCGAACCGAGGTCGGTGACGACAACAAGATGCGTGGCATCCGCCATGCTGGTGACAGGCACCACAGAGCGCATGGCGTAACCGCCCCAGCCGGCACTATCGCTGGTGGACGCGACTGAGTAGATCGTCGTTTCGGTTAACGACCCGCCATAAACTGGCGTGATGCTCGATCCGGTGATCGGCACGCTGCCTGGCGTGATCGTATCGGTATATGCATGTGTTTCATGCAACGGTGTGATCGTTGCGCCGGCGATCGGCACGCTGCTCGGCGTGATGGTGTCGGTATAAGCGACGAACGGAACGAAGTTGGGCGTGACGATCGCGCCGGCGCTCTCGATGTAAAACACCGCATCGGCGTTGTTGCTGCCGGATGTGCCAATGATGCTCCACTCGCACATCACCCACAGGTATTCGTTGGTGAGCGTGACGGTGGCGCCGGGCGTCCACGTCACGGTCGACACGCCGGACGCCGTGGTAGTCAGCGCGGCGGTGGTGGTGCCGGCCACCGACGAACCCATAATGCCAGCTATTCCGGTCGAACCGTCAGCAGACGCAGACCTGTAAAGTCTGACCCGCATCTGCCCGGTCTGCGACGAGGCGGCAGACACCGCGCGCATGCGAAACGTGAATGTCCAATTGGTATTGGCAAATACGCCGGTAAGCGGCGATTCACTACGGAAGCAACCATTTGCCGAAAACGAAGTCAGCGCATCGCCAGCAGCAAACGTGTTTGATGCACGCTTGGACCCGGCAATCATCAACGACATGTTGGTGGCGGCCAGCTTGGCCACGGTCCAGCCGGTGGTGGTGATGCCGGTCGCCGGAGCTGTGCCGCCGTCTTGCAGGCTCAGTGATGTCGATGAGCCACTCGGCGCCGCGTTCTTGAAGTAGAAGGTCTTAGTTGCCATCGCTCACCCACACGAAGGTGTAGGTGCAGCGTGAATACTCCTGAACATGCTCAGGGCTAGTCGGCCACACGTTGCAGCCGCCGCGGTAGTACGGATGCCCATCGTGTCCATTGCAGTGACCATGCCCCTCGATCGTGCGATAGAGCGCGCAGTAGCCTTGCACCGGCGGCGGCCCCAGCTCGCCGTCGAACGGATCTCTGCCGCGGCAGCAGTCGCCGCACTGGCAGCACTCGCCGTTGCGGACCCAGGTCATGGCGGGCGAAACCGCCCCTTCCGGGCCAGGTTCAGCAGCTCTTTAGCCAGCGCCTGCGCCTGATCCGGCGTGAAGTTGACCACCAGCGAGCCGTTGGTCCGCACTTCGGCGCCGGTAACGCCGATCTTGATGTTGTCCTTGATGCAGCCAAGCACCTGCAGCTGGAGCATGCTGACGGTGTGACCCGCCAGGATGAACGGCCGCTGCTTCAGATCGGTGACGTAGTCGACCATGTCAGTTGATGGTGAATAACGCCCCTTGCGGGATCGTATAAGTGTCGGTGATCGCCATGGTGATGCCGGAGCCGTGATTAATCCAGCCGATCACCGGATTGAGCGGCGTGGTCGGCGTGTCGTTCCACCAAATCGCATATTGGAACGTCGGAATGGCGCCGGTCGCGACCCACTGCACCGAGCCGGCCGGACCGGCGCCGGTGTGCGACACGGTGGTGACCTGACCGGAGCGGGTAAACGACATCGTCGTCGCCATGCCAACGCCGTCGGCGGCCTGGGTGTAGCCGTTGCCGCCGGCAATCTGCGTCGGCGACACGTTCGACAGCAGAAACGACCCGGTGAGCGATGGCGCGGTATTGGTCAACAGCAGCCGGAACTGGTCGCTGTTGAAATCATGCACTTTGTTGGCAATATCCTCACTCAAACAGTCCGGCTCGATGAAGGTGGCCATTTGCAGTCTCCTAGTTACGGGGCAACTTGATACCAAACATCGCCATCGGCGCCGCCGCTCGGCGGCGAGGTCGAAACTGTCGCCTTGGGCGCCTTGGTGTCGACGTAGGCTTTGGTCGGCACCTGGTCGGCGTCAACGATCGCGACCGGATTGGTGAGCTTAACCTTGCCGCTACTGGCGATGCGCAGTCGCTCGATGCCGCCGGCAGATGCCCCTGTGTAGAATGACAACGCAGTAGGTAGCGAATTGGCACTTGGCGCACTATCGACTATGGCGCCAACGCCAGCACTCTGCGGCCAATCGTAGACACCATCCACCACTGGCGAAGCTTCGCCGCCAAACCCAAGCCAGCCGATCCAATCATTGAGCTGAAGCGGAACTGAACCGCCGTCGAGTGTGCCACGCGCACGGTTAAGGATGAAGTTTGCACTGGCATTTGGAGCGTTGTCGTAGCGGTCTAATTCAAACACTCCTCCTGGGCCATAAACGTAAAGCTCCATTCCAGTGATGTTGTTTACATCGAACGGAATATAGCTTTCGCTAGCGATGTACAGCGGCCCGGTCAGCGTGCCGCCGGTCAGCGGCAGATAGACGCCGGCGCCGGCTGCCGTGAAGTTCGCCGGGTTGAACCCGGCCGGGCCGTGCGCCGCGGTGCATTTGTAGATGGTGCCGGAATAGACCACATGGTCGCCGGCCGCGTAGATGCCGCGGGCATCAAAGTAGCGCACGGCGATCAATGGCAGGGGCAGGCCAACGCTGCCGGCGTTGGCATCGCCGGCGGCAAGCTGGCGATTGGCAGTGTTGACCGAAAGCTCGCCCGGCTCGAGCATCGGAAACGGATTGGACGGATTGGCGCTGCGCCTATGGCGGTACTGCTTCATTCATGGCTCCCTCCTCAAGTCAGAGCCTGGTAAAAGTCAGTCTAACGTTTGCGACTGCGCGCCGCGCTCTCGGTGAAAGTAAAATCCAGCGTGTTGCTCTTCATGCTGCCGGTGCGAACGCCGACCGGACAGGTGGCGGCGACCGCGAATATGCTCGGTTTGACGCCGGTGGTGATTTCGGTGGAACTCCTAAACTTGGTCGGCTCGTCGTGGCCGTTGAAGACGATCTTGGTCACTTCGGTGAAATTCTCGCCGCTGACGACCAGCTCCAGGTCACCCTCGCCGCAAACCGCGGTGTCCGGCTCGAGCAGCTCAATGGTCGGCGGCTTCGCCTCGCTGAAAACGATATTGTCGGCGGCGCCGCCGGTGATGTCGACCTTGCCGGGACCGGACACGGTCAGAACCTGGTGCTCGCCGATGTGATGGATCGTCATTGGGTATCCCTTTCAGAATGTGCCGCCGTCGAGCTTATCCCATATCCCGTTAGTGCGAACATACGCTTCACCGTCGAGCGGCGCCTCGGCTATTCCGCCGGCACTGCTGGCGGCGAACTGCGAAGCGATGCGCTTGTTGGCGGTCGGCGCCGCGGTAGTCTGAATGGCATTGCCGATCGCCGCCGGGTCGACGTTGGGTACCCAAAGCGCAACTCGCAGATTTTGGCTCATGGCGGTAGCACCACAGGAATATGCGGCCGGAACCAGACTGCCCAGAACCTGGAATCGGCCGGCGGCGCCACGGTCATCGCCAGGGTCGCGTCAATGCCGGTGAAATCAACGCCGGGCTCCTGCACAACACCATCCAGACTGACGATCAGCTGCGCGCTGTTGCCGATCGTGGTCGCGACCGCCGGCGGGCCGACGGTCGGATCGATGTAGCTCAGAGTGAAGATCTTGGTGGTGCCATCTGGTGTGAGCGGCTGCACTTTGAAGGCGTCGACCTTGGCGGAATTGATTTGGTCGGGCGGGATCATCAAATCCCACTGCACCACGGCGCCGGCGCCAGGCGCCTCGACCATGGTCATGCTATCGGCCGTCGGGTTGGTGGTGTAGTCGACGGTCGGCACCAGCCGCACGCCGTTCAAGTAAACGTCATGCCCCTCATTGGTAAAAAGCGGCGCGCGACCGCTGCTATCCATGCCGGAGAAGGTGACCTGGCCGGCGGTCGCGACGTAGACGTAACGCGCACGGAAACCTGGCGCGACGGTGATGCCGGGCTCCTGCCAGGAGGTGCCGTTCCAGATCATGATCGAGTTTTTTGCGGTGTCGTAGTAGAAACTGCCGACCGCTAACGGATCCGGCACGGTTTCGCCGGTGTTGGGGTTGGTTTCGCCAGGAACCGGCGGCACCGACCACGGCCCGAGGTAGTAAAAACCGATATTGCCGACCAATTGCTGGCAATAAATGGCCCACCACTTGGCCGACCACAAACCACCGACGCCACCCATGCCGGAAACCGGCTGGTAGAACAGTCCTTGCGGAAATGCCGAGGCATTTATGAAATCCAGCGCGTGGCTGTTATCGACAACAGGTCCGGCTAGATACTCTGCCCATTGAAGCGCCTCATCTTTGGCGGCAATGGCGTTGTCGGACTGCGCATGTGAGTAATTTGCCGAATTTTCCGAGGCAATCGCCGCGGATTCGGCCCGATCGGCGGAATTTTCCGCGTCAGAGGCGGAATCCAGCGCGTTGACGTTGCCGTGACTGATCGCGCTGAGCATTTGCGCCGCGCTGACGGCCGCCGCTTCAGCATCGGTGGCGCGCAAATCGGTCTCGCGACCGCTTTTGATGACAATCTGGATGGCGTCGGCGGCTTTTTCCGCTGCAGCGGCAATGCGGCGCTCGGTTTCGTCGATTTCGGCGCGATCGAGCTTCCATTCCGGCGTCAGTTGCTCCTGGCCGACGCTGTTATTGACCAGTTTGCCGTCGTCGCGGCGAATATCCGCAAGTGCTTGCTGGGTGGACTGGATTGCTTCGACTAGATTGTGGATCTGCGCGTCGAGCAGGTCGGCCTGGATCTGGCCGCGCGGGCGGTCGGAGAATAAAATCTTCTGCTGCGGCCGCACGATCGCTGGCATGGCGCGTTTTCCGTTGCGGACAGGCTGCAGTTTATCGCATTGAACCGGAAAAGGGGAAGCAACATGATCTCAGCTGAAGCACTCGCTGCGTTATCCGGCCTGGAACACGGCGCGCACTACAACACGCTGCACTCGATCGCCCGCGAATTGATCGAGGCCGGCTATGCCTGCGAGGATTGGGGCCAGCTCAACATGACCGAGGCCGGGCGGGTCTATCTGCGGCGGGGTAAATTCAACATCAGGATCACTGGCGATGAGCATGTGTCAGACATGTCGGTCACGCACATGCGGATCCCCGATGCGCCGATCGATCGCAGACCGTCGAAATTCTGGAAGAACCGCGCTGGCGATTTCGAACAGCCGCACCGCACCCGCGGCGACTTCGATCCGACGGTCGCGCTCGACACCACCACGGTTGCAACGAGGCCGCTCGAGCTGGTGCAAGAGGCGCCGGCCGAGCCGCTGCCGGCCGCGACCGATCGCATGCAGGAGATGTTGCGCGCGGCCGGTGTGGCGTCGGGCATCACTGGCGTGTGGCCGGACGAAAGATGGGTGCTCGAGTTCGTGAAGGCGCTAGATAATCCGGCTCCGTAGCAGCCCCAACTAACAAAAAATTTGCCACGCAGCATTGCGGCTGCCGGCGCCCGAGCGACTCGGCCCCGCCGGGGGGCGGTTAGCAGTAGGTCATTGGTATTACTACGCTTTCGCCGCTTGATTGACCGCGGCGCGCGCGGCGCGCGGCCTACCATCTATCTGTGTATCAGATGCTATCGGCCAGCTAACGTATTGATTTTATTAGCTTTCGGTTTTTCCGCCAGCACCATTGGGATGCAGTTGGGATGCTATTCGCCCAATTGCGCTAGCGCCGCGTCGAGCTCGGCTGCGGTCATGTCAGCGCCGCGGCGCCGCGATTGGCCGCTGTCATCAGTAAAGAATTGTAGCAACGTGCGGCCAGCTGATGCTTTCGCGGCCGCGCTAGCTGATTCATCTTTAAGCACGCTTAGCAGAGCTTCGCGGACTATTGTCCTTAGAGTGGCTTGATTGTTTGAATCGTCGCTTGGCTTGTTGGCTTGCTCGATTAACCGCGGTTTCATTGGCATTGCGCTTTGCTTCCCAATTGCGCCTTTGCGCTTGCATCATATTCCCACCATGCCAGCGACAACATGGAACGCCACGCATTGCTAGCTGGCCACACGGGCGCCCGCTATGGCGCGCGATCGCCACACACCGCATGCGATTCGCATAATTGGGCTGTATCGCGTGCTTGCGCATTGCTGCTTTCCAAGCCGCGTTTCCCCATTGCGGCTTGCGCTTTAAATTATTTTTCAAATTATTTGTGTTTTGCTCTTGCATTATGTCCCGATCGGGATATGTTGCTAATCACTGAAACGAACCTAACAGGAAACGCCAACATGCTGATTAAAGACGCGATCGCGATCGCCGGACCATTAGGCTACCCATCAAAAATGCCCGGCACAAGCTATGGCATCAGCGCCAAAGCTTGCATCACCGGCGCCAAATTGAATCTAGTTGAGGGTTCAACATGCCATGGATGCTATGCGCTTAAAGGCAATTACATCTATCCAAGCGTAAAGATGGCGCACGAAAAGCGTATCGCCGGCATTGCTCATGAGCAATGGGTTAACGCAATGGTGGTGCTGCTAAAGGCTGCACACAAGCCACGCAAAGTAGGTTTGCCGTTGTCGGCCCATCATCGCTGGCATGATAGTGGCGACTTGCAATCAGAGACTCATCTGGCCCGCATTTGTGAAGTAGCAGCACAGACTCCAGAATTGTCACACTGGCTTCCCACGCGCGAAATTGGAATCCTGTCCCGTTTCATCAAAAACGGCGGCAAGGTTCCGGCGAATCTGACAATTCGCGTTAGTGCAACAATGGTGGATGGCGCCGCAACAAAGGCGTGGCCGATTACATCCACAGTGCATCAGCACGAAACCGCGCGCGGTCACGTATGCCCGGCGCCCGAGCAGGATAACAATTGCGGCGCATGCCGTGCATGCTGGTCACAGGATATCCCTAACGTTTCCTACCATAAGCATTGATTGCAGTGCATGCCGCGCGGACTAATCCGCGCGGCATGAGCGGCCATCATGCCGAAAACAGAAAAGGATCGAACATGAAAACGCCAACACCTATCGACGCGCTAGAAGTGCGCATTGCGGCCAATATTACATCCAGCCGTGAATTAAACCACGGCCGCGTGCAGTGGTTTATTGAGGCAAAGGGCTTTGCCCATGCCGGACATGGTGCCACCGCGGCCGCGGCCGCGCACGATTTTCTAATCCGTAATCACCTGGAATCGGAGGGTTAAATGCGCACAATCAAAATCGCACAAGCTTTCCCGCATTGGGCAGCATCGTTCGAACCCGGAAACCCATGGACAATGCCGGCGGAAGGCTACCTGCCGTTACCCTATGCGGTGTTCAAAACCTCATGGCCACAGCTGCAGAAAAAGCTAGCCAAACAATACCCGGGCTGTGTGCTCGAGCCCATGGCCAAGTAACTGGCGATTTTTTCCGAAAACATGAAAGGACAGAATATGAAACGCACCCCACGGCCAGGCACCAAAGCTTGGAAAGTGTTTATTGCGAACGCCATGGCCAAGGCGCCGGCCAATCGCACGCCGCAGGAAGTGGTAGCGATACGTAAGGAAACCACAGGCAGCGTAATGCTAACTGAGGTCGACCGCTTTGCCGCGGCACGCGAACTAGGTAAACGCGCGGCCGCAGTAGGCTACCCCGCAACCGATAATCCATTCGCCACGCCGGCCATGCAAGCCGCATGGGAAACCGCACGTCTTGAAGCCCTGAAAGGCAACTAACATGAAACTAAAACAACCGCCGGCCATTCGCTACATAGTCCGCGACAAGGCCACCCAAGGCTGCGACTTCCTGATGTGGGGCGACAATGACCCCGCCGCGGCAAAATACACCCTGGACCAGGCCCTGGCCGATAGCCTCGACGTCGAGCTGGTCACCATGCCAGCCGACGATATGGACGAGCACACGCGGCGCCTAATCGAAGGCGAGCAACCCTGGATGATTCGCTACTTCAACGCCGATGATGTGCCGGCGGACTGTCACCCTGATTTTTTCGCAACGCAATCCGCAGCATTAGCTGAAGCACCGCGGTTCATGGCCACCCTCAATTGGGCCACCCGGTTCGAGGTATACCGATCATGAGCCTGTCAGACACAGCCAAGGGCGCCCTCGCGGGCGCCTACGCTTCCCGCGGGCGTCACCGCGGCCAGCTGCTAGCCCGTTGCCCCAAATCGCACACGCTCGCAGCCGCGGCCTGGCAGGGTGCCATGCTGGTATGCAACCCGTATCAAGTATCGATCGGCGCCGTGTTGTTCATGACCGCAGAGCAGCGCGCCATACTCGAGGAGGTGCGCGCCCACTTCGAAACCCTGCCGCGCGAGTACCAGGTGCTCGCCCAGCGCGATCGCGAAGCCCTCGAACGGCTCGGAGTATGGTGATGGCTAAATATTGTAAATTGGCAGTGGACCGTGAAATTAGAAAAACCGACGCCACTGCGGACGAGGCCAGCAAAATCCACCGCCTATTATCCGGCCGGCATGAGCAAAGGCCGCAGCCGAAACCGCTGGCGGAAAAATCCGCCAGCAGGCCAGGGGGTAAAATCGGCCGGCGGGCTAAGCCCGCCATGTCCAAGGATAGGTTCCTGGCTGGGATTGCCGCGCTCGGCCACAACGTCAACACCGCCAACCAACTATTGGGCATTGGCCGGTCGACCATCTATCGGATGGCCAGCGGCCAGGCTGCAGTGCCACCCGTGATCGCCCGCCTGATGGACATGTACGAGCGGCACGGGATCCCGCCGGAGCACCAGCCATGAGCCTGCTCGGTATCATCCTCGGCGTAGTCAATTATGAGAACGCCGGCGGCATCGAGGCTGCCCTGTCTGCGGTCGCGGTCATAGTCTTGATTGCACTCTGCCGCACGGAAGGGGGTTAGCCGGCCGGAGGCTATGGACCCTATGGACCCTAGTTGGGGGGGTAACAACAGATATATAAAAAGATGTTTTATATGAATCCTTTTAAATATAGGGTCCATAAGGTCCACACTTGGGCGTTATGCGTATGAAATCAATCGTTTACTTATGGCCCGGACTATGGCCCGGAAGGCTACTATGGACCCCTACTTTAGGGTCCATAGGATCATTTTCATAGTGTTTTGCCACATTTCACCCGTTGTGCCACCCCTATGGACCCTGAAATTCATTTTAGGGGTCCACACTATTCGGTATCGTTTTTGACTGCCCGCAGCACCGTCTGGATGTCGTCGATTGGACCCCATTTGGCTGCATGCTCACGCCGCCCGGTCTCGTTCAACGCATCGGCCGCGGCCGCCCGGCTGCGGAAGCAGTACAGGGTGTAGCGCCGCTTGCTGATCAGGATCTTCGCTTTACCCCTGCCGCTCGATAGTTTCACTGGCGTACAAAACGTGGCGAAGGCGCCGGCCAGCTGCCCCTGCCAGGTTGTGTCGCGCCGGCCGATCCGCTCGCCGTCGCCATTGACGTGCGTGTCGATCTCCCGCTCGAGCGCCGGCTTGGTGAACACCAACCCTCGCTCGTCATCCTCGGCGTAGTCGGTCAGCAGGTGCTCGACATCGTTGAGGGCGAGGTCGGCCATCTCGTCCTTTTCCTCGGTATGTAGTGGCCGGAACATATCGAACTGGGAGAGGTCGCTAGTCTGCTCCAGGTAGGTAGCCAGCGCAGCGATGTTGGCCGGCTTGTTCATCCACGCATCAAGCTTGTCGGCTTCCTCCTTGGTCATCGGCCGGCCGTTGCGCAGCACCGAGATCCGCCGATCGTTAGCGGGAATGGCCGCGGCATTGATGTGGTTGGTGAATACCATCAGCGAGTTGAACGACATCGCGTCGAACGCTTGCAGGCGTTTGACTTTGAACGTGCGCCGCCGCGGCGCCGGGTCGATACAGTTCTTCAGCGCCGTGTACACACTGCGCTTTTCGCCGGATCGATAGGCGGTCGGCGAGGTGTGCGCCTCGTCGACAATGGTCAGCACGCTGTATGCCTGCCAGTCCGTATACACCGCCTGCGACGAGGTGCCGGTGATGATGCTGAAGTCCTCGAACTTGCAGTAGGTCTCGCCCAGTAGCTTGGCGCATATCTTGCCAAACATGCCGCGGCCGACGCCGAAGGTGTCATTGGCCACATGCCACGGCGAGGTGCCGGGGATCTCCGGGTGCAGCCACTTATGTGCCAGCCAGTCCAGCTGCCAGTCGCGCTGTACAGCATCAGGCAGGAACCGATGCATGAAGTCCTCGAACGGCGCGATATCGCCAGTGCCGTCGTCGACATGGACCGGCCTGCGGTAGATATTCTTGAACACTTCGCCGTCTTCTATGTAGGTCGGGAAGTTCTTGTCCGGCCGCATCCGCACGCCGGCGATGCTCTCGCGCCGCGGATGCATCTGCCAGGCCGTAGTCGCCGAGATCTTCTTCGGCTTGCCACTCTGCTGCGGCTGCAGCTCAAACCAGGAGGCGTACTCGGTCTCGAACGCTTTGAGGCCCATGCTGCAGTAGGCGCTCGGCTCGTACAGCATGATCACCCGATCGGCCCGGGAATCAAAGCCGTGCGTCCGCACCAGCCACTCGATCTTGTCCTTGATCGGGTCGGTCTCTTTCGGCTTGGCCGGCATCGGCTTGGCAAACGTCACCATGATCACCCCTCCCAGGATTGCTTGAAGTCCTGCGCCACTTCGAACAGTTGCTGCTGCAGTTCGCGATCCTCTGCCGGCGACAGCGATTCCCAACGATGTGACACGCCGGTCTTGGTATCCCACAGTGTGAGCCCGGCGCCGCCGGAGTGATTGACCAGCACCCGATCGCGGGTCTTGGATGCCTTATCCCAGATGTTGGCGTAGCCTTTGATCCGCGTCACACCGGCGCGCTTCTCCAGCTCGGACAATTTGATATGTTCGCCATCTGACAGCACCATCACGTCATCTGGTTTGAGATCATACACCCGATCGCCGGGCAGATGCGCGTGCTCGGTTTTAATCTGCTCGAGCCCGAGGTCGACCATCACCTGCTCGCACTCGCCAATCATCGAAGGGATGTCGATCTCGGGAAACCATGGCAATGATTCCAGCGGCGCTTCGAGGATTGAGCGTCCCTGGTAGCCGTAGATACGACCTGGTGAGTGATAGCCATGTACCGCGACATACCGTTTGTCGTTGCCGGTGAAGTACTCGACCAGGTGCGGTTTCTCTTCCTTGGATTTAAACCGTGCTGTCCAGCGCCGCTTGCGGGCGGTAGCGCACTGGCCGATCAGCGCCAGTGTTGTGCTGCCGGAGGTCCGCCGCAGGCACTGCGCCATGAAGTCCGGCCAGCGTTGTGCCAGACAGCGCATCAGCGCCTGCCGCACATCCAAATCACGCACGTCGAGGTCGATGATGAAACAACTCGACCCAAACATGCGTATGCCGGCGGTTTTGCCGCTCCACCGCTCGATCGCGGCGTCGTCATTGGGTTGGCTAGGCCAGCCGCGGAATGGCCCGTCGCGGCCGCGCAGTGGGATCACATCATAGCCGTTGTCGCGGATTTTGCGCCATATCTTGCGGTATTCATGCGCTGGCTTCGGCTGCAGCGGTATCGCTTGCGCCGTCTGGCCGGGATGGTATTGATTGCTCACTGGTTTAGCTCCTCTGGGGTTGCACTGGTCACCTAGGGATGGGTGGGACTGCACTTAAGCCGGCAGGGTTTCGCCCCCTGCCGGCTATTTCATTTCAGCAACACGTCAATATCCGCTGAGTTCTTCACGATCGCAATCGCTACCCCTAGCTCGTTAAATCGCTCATGCCACAACATCTGGTGTGCCGCCGTGCGGCCGCCCCTAGGCCGCTTCACTTCGACGAATACCACGCGGCCGCCGGGCAGGGTCACCAGCCGATCGAAGAACCCGCGCCGCCCCAGCACAGTAACTTTAACGCATTCGCCACCAGCGGCCTCGACCCGCTCGCGCAGTTCGCGTTCGATTTTATTCTCTCTCACAGATAATTTGACAGCCATCGCGATCTATGCCCTGTTGTCTGCAGCAAACAGAACAGAGGATAACATGTCTCTTCACTCCAATATTGTCGGCGGCTCGACCGCTGACCGTTTATTGAATTGCCCCGGCAGCTTTCAGCTGCTGCAGCGGATCCCCGACCAGGCCGAGATGCCGAGCGAATATGCCGACTACGGCAGCGCCATGCATGCGGTCATGGATGGTTTGATGACGCTATATGCCGACGGCTTTCCGAGCATTGAGCATATGTTCGAAGATGCCGAGCACATGCTCGATAGTACCTTCTACGATCGTGTGCTCGAGCAGCACCACCTCGATGATTCGATCTTTCCGGCGATCGAGTCCTTGTATGAATTGATGAACGAATACGGTGGCGGATTCCATGTTGCCGCCAATGAGTTGCGGGTGAAATTCCCGGGCGTGCCGGGCGCTTTCGGCACCGCCGACCTGTTACTGGCGAGCAAGAAATTCGTGCTGATGGTCGACTGGAAATTCGGCGCCGGCGTGCCGGTCAAGGCGGTTTACAAGGACGAGCACGGCGAGCGGGTGAATCCGCAATTGTTGTTCTATTTCGCTGGCGCCATGGAGGAGCTGCCCTCCATGTTCAATAAGAAGCGGTACGCCGTGGCAGTGATCCAGCCGCGCACCACCGAGCGCCTGACGCATACCGTCATCACCCGTACCGAGATCGATATGTTCATTGAAGATATGGACTTAGCGATCATCGCCGCGCTCGGTAAAAACCCCAAGCTGCACGCCGGCGAGCACTGCCGTTGGTGTCCGGCCCGGCCGTGTTGCCCCGAGCACACCAAGCCGCTGTTTGATCTGGTCAACATGGAAATCATGCCGGCGCAGTTGACTGCTTCCGTAGTCGACGACGGTAACGCGGCCGCTTACGGTGAGTTTCTGGCTAAGGCCAAGTACCTGGCCGATCTGGCCGCCGAATATAAAAAGCAGGTGGATGAAGCAATCCACAGCTATTTGTCGAACGGCGGCACTGTGCCGGGTTGGAAGCTGAAGCAGAAGACCAAATTACGCCAGTGGATCGATAGCGACACCGTCGCCTTCAACTTGAAACGATTAGGTTTTGAGGAAGAAGATATCTGGCAGGACAAGCTGCAAACCTTCGGCCACGTCGACCGGGTTGCCAAGCGGCTCGGCGTCAAGATTCCCGACACATTGCGCGCCGCACCCGAGACCGACGAGACCGTGATCGCACCGGAGAGCGATCCGGCGCCGGCGATCGATCGCGCCAAGGCGACCCTCGAGTTCGCCGCGGCGCTCAAGCAATTGCGTCACGAACAAAATCCGTGACACAATACCTGGCCGGTTTTGGTATTTGCGCCGGTCACTAGAACTGAACCCGAAAGGACACGCGAAAATGAATGAGATTGCAAAACGTAACCTTGGTTCGACAGCACTGTCGCTGCCGGACGACCTCGCCGACCGGCTGCTAGCTGGCATTGAGGACAGCCAGGCCACCACCCTGGTAGCCGGCGGCGGCAAGGATCTGATCAAGCTCTCCAAGAACGACGGCACCTGGAATATCGGCCAGGCCGACGAGCCGATGCAGGTCGGCTCCAAGTGGTGGATCAATGTCGTATCGATCTGCCACGGCTTCATCTGCTGGTCCAATTACCAAGGCAGCCGCAAGAATGAGCGGCTCGGCGAGGTGATGGTGCCGATGTACGAGCCCAAGCCGCAGAAGCCCGGCCCGATCGAGGGCTTCCCGTTCCAGGAGCAGCGCAGCTTTGAAGCGGTGTGCTTGAACGGCGAGGATGAGGGTGCCGAGGTCCAGTTCAAGAACGGATCCGTTGGCACCATGAAGGGCTTTAAAAAGCTCGAGGATGCGGTCAAGGCCCAGCTCAGGACCGACCGTAAATTCCCCTGTCCGGTGATCCAATTCAAGTCGGAGAAATACAAGCACTCCGACTATGGCTGGATCTGGAACCCGGTGTTCGAGGTGGTCGACTGGGCCGACATGCAGGGCAACCTGAAGTCGGAAGGCGGGGCCGAGGCTCCGGCCGAGCCCGATGCGCCGAAGCCGGCGCCCGCGGCGGCCGCGGCCAAGCCCCGCACCAAGCCGGCGCTGGTTGAGGATGCCCCTACTGCCGAGGCTGCGCCTCGGCCGGCGCAGCGGCGCCGTCCGCCAGCGGCTTAATCGTTGCAACGGGGGGTGGCTGAAAACCACCCCCCGGTTTGTGGACACCTCTTCCCTTCCATCCCGGGGAATGCCCTGCCATGCCGCCGCGCACCTTCGATTCCGATAAAATCTGCTGGTTCGACTTCGAAACGAGGTCGGGCGAGGATCTCCAGAAAGCCGGCGCCACCCGCTACGCTTGCGATGATGATGCCGCGGCGATCATCCTGACCTACGCGATCGGCCACGGGCCGGTGCGGCTGATCACGGCGCCGCTTGCGGCGGACTGGGCCTTGTCCTGGCACCACCTGCCGCTGGATTTTACTGAGTTCTATTATCGGGTTGAGGCCAGTCCGGCGCACGGCACCTTTGCCGCGTTCAATGCCGGGTTTGACCGAAACGTATGGAATTTTGCGTTGCGCGATGCGCCGCAGCTGTTCCCCGACATGTGCATCGACCCCTCGGTGCAGGCCACCGCGGCCGGCCTGCCGCCGGACCTGGCCGGCGCCTGCAAGGCCAGCGGATCCACTGCCAAGGTCGAAGACGGTGGCATCTATATCAAGTTGTTCTGCATGCCGGATTCGACAGCTACGCCGCAGAGCCACCCGGCGGAATGGGCGGCGTTTTGCGCCTACGCGATCGGCGACATCGAGGCGATGCGCAGTCTGTTCCTGCGGACCCGGCAGCTGCCGCTGCGCGAATGGGAAGAATACTGGACCGCTGAAGCCATCAATGACCGCGGCATTGGCGTCGACATCAAGTTCGCCAGGAGGGCCGACCGGCTCGCCGGCACTGCCAAGACCCGCGCCGGCAACGAGCTGCGCGAGATCACCGGCGGCGCCGTCGCCACCGTCGGCCAGGTCAAGCAGCTGACCCAATGGCTGCTGCATCAGCTGCCGGACGAAGGCGTCGACATGCTGACCAAGCGGGAGGAAGAGGAGTCCGACGACGGCACCATCATCCGCCCGGCCAAGTACAGCCTGACCCGGTCGCGGATCGAGAAGCTGATCCCATACTGTCAGGCGATCGGCCACCACAAGGCGCTGCGCGCCCTCCAGATCCGTTTGTATGGCGGGTCGACCACACCGGCCAAGTATTCAAAGATTCTCGCTCAGGAGGTGAATGGCGCGGTTTTCGGCCAGTACGTTTTCAATGGTGCGCCGCAAACCGGCCGGTTCTCCTCCCGCGGCGTGCAGATCCAGAACCTGGCGCGGTCGTTCCTCACCTACGAGCACGAAGCGATCGAGGCGATCCTCAACGGCGCCGACTATGACGAGCTGGAGCGGCTCGGCGACGACACGCCTGTGGTGCGTAAATTGGCGTTGCTGATTCGGCCCACATTCGTTCCCCAGGGAACGAATCAGTTCGTGGTCAGCGACTTCGCACAGATTGAAGCGCGAATATTGCCCTGGCTGGCCGGTCCACAGTCCGAGGGCGCCCAGCGGCGGTTGAACATCTTTCGCGAGGTCGACGACAACCCCAAGCTGCCGGACCTCTACACCCGTACGGCGGGTGAAATCTCCGGCATCAAGCTACTCGGCGAGGTCACCAAGGCGCTGCGGCAGCGCGGCAAGGTCGCCGAGCTGGCGCTCGGCTTCGGCGGCGGCATCGGCGCGCTCGCTGCCATGGGTGCAAATTACGGGCTTTATCTGCCGCGGCGTGAGGCCAGAGACCTGGTTCAGGCGTGGCGTGAGGCCAACGGCTGGTGTGTCAGGTTCTGGGGCGCCCACACCGACGACGGCATCAGCAACGGCCTGTGGGGCGCCGCCAACCGGGCGTTGGATGAGCCCGGCATCGTCCAGACGGCCGGGCGGCTGGCCTACATCTACCTGCCGCAGATCCTCAAAGGCACGCTGTACTGCCAGTTGCCGTCCGGCCGCTGCCTGGCTTACCGCGGCATCAAGTACGAGAAGGTCAAGGAGCTGGATGACGACGATAACGTCATCGGCGAAACAACCCAGCTGCGGTTCTGGAAGGGTCATAGCCGGGCCAAGATTTGGCACGGCACGCTTTGTGAAAACGTCGTGCAGGCGACTGCCGCGGATATCCTGCGCGGCACGCTGGTGCGGCTCGAGCAGGCCGGCATGAACGTCAGGCTGCATTCCCATGACGAGGTGCTGATCGAGTGTGCTGAGGAGGATGTGCCGGGTGTGGCGAACTCGTTACGCTACATCATGCGCAAGGGCTTTCCTTGGACCGACGGCCTGCCGCTGATGTCGGAAGAGAACATCCAGTCCTACTATTCGAAGTGGGAGGGCAAGTGATGGTCGCCTCAACCAAAGTCCGGCCGCTGCCACCGGGGGTACGCACGCGGCTCGATAAGATGCTGTTGCTGCTTGGTTCCGACAATGACGGCGAGCGGGCGGCGGCGTCCGGCATGATCACCAACCTGCTGCGCGAGCACGGCCTGGACTGGCATGACATCGTCGGCTCGATCGGCCAGCCTGCGGCGGCGGCGGCGCCAAAGCCGCCGCCACGCAACCCAGTGCCGATGCCTGTCGGTCATGAAATAACTGCGGATGAACTCAAGCGGTTGGTGCATTTGATTTTACGTAGTCCTCTCAATAAGCGGGCGCGGGAGTTCCTGGCCGGCATGATGGACCGTGCCAACATCTACGACCTGGTTTTTTTATCCGACAAGCAATGGATTTGGCTGCGTGACTTAGCGCGGCGAGCGGGGGCGATATGAAGCATGTCATAGCACTATCTGGCGGCAAGGATTCCACCGCTATGGCGCTGCGGCTGAAGGAGCTGCACCCGCACACCGACTACACCTACGTCTGCACGCCGACCGGCGACGAGCTGCCGGAGATGTTCGAGCACTGGCGATCGCTCGGCGATCGCCTCGGCAAGAAGATTCTGCCGGTTATGCACAGCACTGGGCTTAAAGGTGTGATCCGCAAAGAGCAGATGCTGCCGAATTTCCGCGCCAGGTTCTGTACGCGGATCCTAAAGATCGAGCCGTACCGGCGCTGGCTGCAAGCTAACACGCCGTGCGTATCCTACGTCGGGCTCCGTGCCGACGAAGCGGGCCGGGCCGGCGGCGCCTACGCCGACATTGCCGGCGTCGAGATGCGCTTTCCTCTGCGCGAGTGGGGCTGGACCGAGCGGCATGTGTGGACGTACCTGGCTGATAACCAGGTACAGATCCCGCCGCGTACCGACTGTGCGCGTTGTTACCACCAGCGGATTGGCGAGTGGTGGCAGCTGTGGAAGGAATTTCCCGAGCTGTGGGCCGATGCCGAGGCCGATGAAGAGGAACTCAAGGCCACCTACCGCACGCCCGGCCGCGATACCTGGCCGACCGCATTGAAGGATCTACGCGCCGTATTCGAAGGCGGCCGGTTGCCACGCACGGTGAAGGACACTGCTGATGGCCTACGTAACGTCGGCGCCTGCCGGGTGTGTACGCTATGAGCACACAAGACGACGCTCCAGGCGAACGGGCGCGGGTCTACAGCAAGATCGCGCCGATCATCATGGAGTTCTACCGCGAGTACACCGGCGCGACATTCCACATGGAAGACCTGCGCCGCTATGTCATTAGCCGCGCCCCGGAGATTGCACCGGACAGTCCGAGTCGAATCCTGCGCGAGCTGCGACTGGAGAACCGGCTTAACTACGTGGTGCTGAGCCGGTACGAGTCGCTGTACCAGTTCCGACGCCGCGTCAAACCGCCTTTGGATGTGTGACATGCGTCAGAAATCGGAGATGCGGCCGTACCAGGACCGGATCGCCAGTGCGCTCTACGAGAACGATGAGAAGATCGCGGTCGCTCGGCCCGGCGGCGGCAAGACCGTTGCGGCGCTGACCGCGATCGGCGAGTTGATCCGCGACAAGCATATTCGCCACGCGCTGGTGATCGCGCCCAAGCGTGTGGCCCGCATGGTATGGCCGGACGAGATTGCGCTATGGGCGCATACCGCCGGGCTGTCTTACCAGGTGCTCACCGGCACGCCGCAGCAGCGGGCGATCGGCCTGGCCGAGGCACACGCTGGTCTCTACGACATCACCATCGTCGGCATCGACATTGTCGAGTGGCTGGTCGACACCCTGGTTAAGCTGCCGGACGATTCGCGGCTGTTCGATCTCTTGGTGATCGACGAGGTGTCCCGTCTGCGCAATCCCTCCGGTGTGCGCGCCCGGCGGCTACTCCGATACGCCAAGCGGTGGCGCATGGTTTGGGGTCTGACCGGCACCCTGCGGCCGTCCGGCGCCGAGGATCTGTTTATGCCGGCCACGGTGGTAACCCGCGCCAAGCTTTGGGGTAAGTCGTTCTACCGTTGGCGTAAGGATCGCTTCTACCCGCTTGATTACAATGGCTACACATGGGCGCCGCTGCCGGGTGCGGAGGAACGCATCAATGCCGAGCTGGCACCGCTTTGCGTCACCCTGCGCGACGACGAGCTGCCGCAGCTGCCGGAACTGTCGATCATCTTCGACCGGGTCGAGCTGCCGGCCGCCGCCCGCAAGCAGTACCAGGACATGGAGGAGAAGCTGATGCTGTGGGATGGCGGCGGCGAGGCTATCCTGGCTGCCTCGGCCGCGGTCGCTACTGGCAAGCTCGCGCAGATTGCCAACGGTTTCGTCTACGATGACGGTGTGACCCATCGGATCCACGGCGAGAAGGAGCAGTGGGCACAAGACATCATTGACGACGCGGACGGGTCGGTGCTGTTCATTTACGAATATCGCCAGGACTTGGAAATGCTGCGTGTGCTGCTCGGCCAGGATCTTCCTTACCTCGGTGACGGGGTCACCGACGCGGCATCTGATCATAATATCACCCAATGGAATGCGGGCATGCTGCCGTTCATGGCAATGCATCCCGCCAGTGGCGGACACGGATTGAATCTACAGCACGGCGGCTCAGACATGGCCTGGATCTGCCCGACCTGGTCTCCTGAACTGTGGGAGCAAACGATCGCTCGCCTGCATCGTTCCGGGCAGACTAAACCAGTCATCGTCCGTGTCTGTACGGCAGCGGACACAGTGGACCAGATGAAGATCGATCGGGTGTACCGGAAAATGACGGCGCAGCAGGCGTTCGAAGCCTACCTGCGGCGCCATCAAGTAGAGGGATTCGTCAACGCCTAGAGTGTAGCAGCCTTCTCTAGGCTGAGCACCAACTGGGCGCCGTCGTCGTCAAATTTGTTTTTGGTTAGGATCTCAACGATCTCTTCGTTGAGCCTGAATAGTTGATCGCGGTTGATGCGGTACCGGGTGTGGGTGTCGTCGGAAGTGATGTTGAGAACGACGGTGTTGCGTTGGGGTATGGTTAGATAGACGAAACGCACTGGCGGCATGGTGGGCCTCGTTATCCGTTTGGAGCGTGAAGTCACCACCATACTCTTCCATTAATCCCGTTCCAGTGCGCGCTGCGCAATCCCCATACTTTCATCAGCACTGACGTCATGCAAATTTGCAATTTCGCGCAGGGCTTCGCGCAGTTTCTCGTTCTTTTCCGCCAACCGCATAAGCTCGCGCAGGCCAATATTGAGCTGCCGTTCGATTTCAGTCAGCGCCGCGTACATCTCCTTCTCATGGGACATCGCGGTGCATCCACTTCAGTTCTGGACGGCCGGTCCATTTGTGGTCGAACACCAACCAGCAATAGTCCGACTTGCCGCCGCCCACCTTGCCGCCCGAGGTGATGACATGGCCGGGCGGCATCGACGGCCGCGGGGTCAGCAGCCACACGCTTTGTAGTGGTTTGTTATCTAGCCAGCGGGCGGCATTGAGCCGGGCGGTTGGCATGATCAGCGCCACCTTGTTGCGGGCGCGATCCAGCGCGTGCTTGGTAAACTCCTGGAACCTGTCGAACGGCGGGTTGCTGACGATATTGTTGGGCGTGGTGATGTGGTTTTGAAAAAAGTCCTGCACATCGCCGCGGCCGCGACGATCGATCATGTCGGCGCCGTGTGCCAGGTAGCCGGCCTTGATCGCGGAATCGATAATGCGGCCGAAGCCGCAGGCGGGATCGTAGATGTCACCGACAAAGTGCTCTTCTTCGAACAGCCGCTCGCTGACCCAGAACGGCTCGACGTAGTGCTCGTCGACGCGGGGATAGGCTTTGGCGCCGGCGGTGTGGGTCCACGGCTGGCTCATCGCACGTCCTCGTTCCACTTCCACTTACCCTTGACCCAGTGGCCGTTGACCGGATCCTCACACTCGACGGCGCGGACTTCGCGTGCCGAGGTCCAACGTTGTTCCAGGTCACGGGCGTAAGCCATTGCTTCGGCTTCGGTTTCGCAGCGCACCGCGTTGTCGTACCACTTCGGGTCGTTGTGGACGCGCACCTCCGGTTTCCAGGCCATCAGGCGCTCCCCTGGACGTCGTCCAGCAGTGCTGCCGCGTTGCGCGTCATCTCTTCGTCCACGTCCTTGAACATCTGGTTCATCACTGCGGACAGCTCGGCCATACCGATCTTGGCCGCCTGGTCGATGCTCATGAACGACTGCGCGGCGCCCATGAAGTAAGCTGACCGCATGGCGCTGATCTGGTCTTCACCGGATCCGGCTTCGCGCAGGCTGCCGGCGAACGCGGTCCATCCCGCTTTCAACGTTAGGTCCGGGTCCAGTTCACCTTTGATAACTTTGAAGATTTCAGCCATCGGCTTTCTCCAGCTGTTTGGCGCCGAGATCGGCGGCTAGCTCGTTCAATGCCGCGGTGGTTGGCGTCGGCGCCCGGTCCAGCTCGTTGACACTGGCGACAAAATCCTCGGCCCGGCGTGTCAGCAATCCGATATTAGCCATTTGCGTGGTCAGTTCGATCAGCATCTTATGTAGCCGCAGCGATTCGTGGCGGTAGCGATCGCGTTCTTCGACCATCATCTGCACCCGGTCATGCTCGCGGTTTAAATCAATACGCATCTGGCTGATGGTGTTCTGGGCGTTGATCAGGTCTTCGTGCATCTGCGTGACCTTGGCCAGCGCAGCCACGCGGTGGTCGTTCTCGACGTCGGGCAGCGGACGTGTCTGTTGCCGAGGTGCGTTCATGGTTTTCGCCTTTCTGTTGTGAAGCTGCTGCGCCGGGTAGATCACCCGGCGCAGCATGACCGCGGACGCATTACCTTTTCGCAGCCTTTTTCGGAGCTGTTCGCATAGGCCATAGATGGTCAGGTGCATCGTGGCCGATCTCTTTCAGTTCATCTTTGAGTAGCCGGTAAGTGTCTGCTGGGAATTGCTTTCCCGCTCGCCAGTTGTAGACGCCGTTCTCCGAAGTTCCGGTTAGCTCGGCCATCGCCTCGATGCCGCCGAGCGCGTCGATGATTTCAGATGTCGTTCGTAAGGTCGTCATATGGAATCAGTCCTATCTCAACATTTTTGAGGGTGCAAGCTTGTATCTCAAAATAGTTGAATTATAGTCGGGTACAATGGCCGACCCGGAAACCCAGCTGCGCGAGCTGATGATGGAGGATGCGAAGGTCTATCGCATCCGCAATCAGATCGCGGAGAAGACCGATCCGCAGGCCAATAAAAATAAAGCGTACAGGTCGAAGGCGAAGGCTAAGAAGGCTGTTAATGTTGAACCTGTCGACGAACACCCAACAGAGGAACCACCCCAATGAATAAATTGCTTGGCACCGCGTTCGCGGTGTCTCTCGCTACATTTGCACTGGCGCTGCCGGCGCAGGCTGCCACCCGTATCCTCGGCGGCCAGACTTGGACGATCGGCGGCACTGACCTGACACTCGGCGGCGTCCCGGCCGGCAATCAACCGCAGAACGCGCCCTGCGTCATCTGCGGCGCGAACCAACCAAACCAAACCAACGTCGACCAGAATTTTGGTTATACGGACTATGGCAACCAGGGGAATTTAACCTCTGAGACTTACTTTTCGTCCGGTATTCTCAGGGACACGGTGCTTGGTGCCGATACCATCTCGGCGGTCAACTACAGCGGCACACAGTTGATCAACCTGATCACTGCGTTGGGTGGCCAGCAGACGTTCAGCATCGGCATCGATCTGAACCAGGCTAGTGGGCAGGGGCCGCAGACGCTGGAGAGCTTCTTCTTCCTCGACCTGACCAGCAAGACGGTCCTGGCGTCGTTCCTGCCGGACATTAATGACGGCATTGCGCTCAATAGCATCAACAATGGCACGGGCTTTCCCGACTACCTATTAAACGGCCTGACCACTGCCGGGTTGGATCCCAACCATCAGTATGCGTTCTTTGCCCGCATGACCAACATCAATGACGGCCCTGACAGCTTCTTCATTGTGCCGGGTACTCAGGTGGCGGCGGTGCCGCTGCCGGCGGTCGGCCTTGATCGCGGGGATGTTTGGCTTGGTTGGGCTGCATCGCCGTCGGAAGCAGCGGTTGTTGTCGGCTTGACCTTGCTGGCTCCGGCGGCGTGCATGTGAAGCGTCGCCGGGGTCGAGCTTCAAAAATGCAAAAAAATTTTGGGCGGTCTAAACGATGCTGTGGGTTTTGCTAATAGGATCGGTCTGGGCGATCACCGGCTACCCGAGCAAAGAGGCGTGCCTCGAGGCATCGCGGACATCCAACTTCAGCTACGTCACATGGTGCGTGCCGATGCAGAGCACCGGCACAGTGGTGTCTGGTCACCGTTAATTACCAACCGCCAGTACTGCCCATCGGCATCGAGAATCCGCCACCACCCATATCGAAGCCACCGCCGCCACCCCAGTCGAGGCCGGCGCCGATGTTGCCGCCACCCCAACCCCAGCCACCGAGAACCTGCGGTGAGATCGGTGACAACCCGCCGACCATGCCGCCGGACGCGGCTGTCTGATTGAGCAACGGACTCGAGTAGGTGCTGTTCTCAATGGGCGGCAGCACACCCGCCAAGGCTATGCTGCCGCCCTGGCTGCCGGGCGCGCCCGGTGCCACCGCGCCGGTCGGGATCGAACTTAATCCCGGCGGCGCAAGAGACAGCCCGCCGGCGGTACCACCGGCGGGCGTGGCGGGCTGCGCCGGAAGCACCGGCTGGGCATCAGCCGGTGGTGGGCTCGGATCCGGCGCAACCCGGCTTCCTTCATCGTTGTAGACATCGGTCAGGGCTTGGGCGATCTCCGGCGTCATCACCAGTTGCGGAGTTTGCGACGGTTCTGCGTAGCGCGCGTTCTTGCCGGTTGGCACACCCGGATCGGCGTCGATGTTGGTGTGTTGTTTAATGTCGTAGAAACCGGCGTCGTTAGCGAGGGCGTCTGTCCGGCCAAGCTTAGAACGATTTTGTCCGCCTTTTCTCTTGTATGGATCGCCCATATACGGATCGGATTCGGATTCAACATACATTCTGCGGTCATGAATGTTTGTCGACTCTGGCATCCGCGATGTGTCGATCGGTTTGAACGATCCGAGATGCTCGATAAATCCTGTGTTCTCTCGGTTGATGTATTCGGCCATTGCAGGATCGACATCAGGCAATGCGACAGCGCCACCTGAAGACGAGAAGTTCTGCGCCGGCAGTTCTGGCGCGTCGACCGCGGCGGTTGCGCCAGGTTTCTGGTCAGCAGCCGGTGTAACCTCCTCAGTGACGGCCGCTCCGGCGGCCGCCGCGGTCGGCTCTGGTGCCAGCCGCTTGCTGGCGCTGAAGTCGGTGGCACCCGAGGTGCCGAGGTCGAGGTCGCTGCGCTTGCCGACTGCCGCCGGCTTCGGCGCGCCCTCCTTCACCGCGGCGTCAAACTGCTGCTGGGTGATGCCCATCTTCGGCAGGTAGGGTTGCACGCCGGCGGCGATCTGGCTGCCGATGAACGGCGTGTTCATTGCCTCACGCAAGGTCTTGTTGCCGATGAAGTCCGGCACTTGACTGACCTTGCTCGGATCCCCCCGCTTGACCAGCTCGATCACCTTGGTGTCGAGCAGCGCGTGTGCCGGGTTGACCGCGGGAGCGGCTGGCGGCGCCGGCTTGGCGACCGGCGGCGGCGCAGGGGGCGCGGCTGCCGCGGGAGGTGGAGCTTGGGCTGCTGGTGTCGCTGCCGGTTCTTCCGGCAGCAATGTTTCCGGTTCGGTCGCCGCGATTGCGGCAGCACCCGGCGGCGCACTTGGCGTGGGTGCCGCCGCCGGAGCCGCAGCCGGCGCAGGCTTCGCTTCAGCTTGCGGGGGCTGGGCGGGAGCCTGTGCCGGAGCTGTTTTTGGTGTCGCTGCTGGATCCTGTTTGCCGCCCCAGTCCTGGGCCGCGGTCGTTCCGGCGTTTGGATTCTTGTAATAGTTCGGATTGTCGAACGCCTGCGCTTCCTGGCCGCGGCGAATGGTCAGGCCGTGCAACGGCTTCTTGGCGCCGGATGCGTCGGTGACCTTGTCGTACTGGACGAAGATCTCTTTAGCCTGCTTCCAGTCGCCGGCCTTCACCGCGGCAGCCAGGCCGGTGTTGTTCAAGGCGGCGCCGCCGGTGTTGAAGCCGAGCGAGGCGAGCGAGTTGCGGATCGCCGGCGGGGTGTTGGGGTTGAGCGCATCGATCGTTGCCAGGTGCCGGCTCAGTTCGGCGTTCATCTCAGCCCTGGCGGTCGGCTCGTCGATGCTGGTGCGGCCCTTGGCGGCGGTGCCGTAGCCGATGTTGGTGGTGCCATAGTCGGCGAACGACTTCGGCGTGAAGTTCTCCTTCTTGGCCACCCACTCGGTCAGCTCCGGCGGCACGCCAGCGGCGTGCGGGCCTGTCGCGGATGTAGCGGATGTAGCGGATGCCGGGTTGGAGAACGATTGCCCTTTATAGCCAGGATTGATCTGGACGTGCGGCGCGTCACCCTTGACCGGGAAGTGGACGCCAAACTTGTCCTGGTTGCCGGCGTTCAACCACTGCCGGAACGGGCTGTCGGGCAGGTCGCCGGCGCTACCCTTCTGGTGCTGCGAGTGGCCGGCCTTGGCGGCGATGCCGCCGGTGCCGGCCTCGTACTTGTCGCGGTAGATCTGCTGCACGTCGGCGCCGCGGGAGAACTCGCCGTACTGCGCCCGCTTGCCGGGGTTCTCCTTCTCGAACGCCTCGCCAGCGGCACGCAGCCGGGCGGCCAGTTCGGGATCAATCCCCTGGTAGCTGCCGGCCGCGGTCAGCGGCGCGTCGACGATCTTGCCGTCCTTCAACACACTGTGGTGACCGCCACGCTCCTGTAAGAACTTGAGATCGGCTTGGTAGGTCGGGCCTTCGGCCGATCGCTCGACCGGCGCCCTGAGCCTGGCGCGGTTGGCGCCCGGCCCAGGCGGCCGCTCCGGCATGGCCGGCGGTGTCGGCGGCTTCACCTGCTGCTGTGCCTGCAGCTTCTGCTGCAGGGCCTTGTCCTTGGCGGCGCCGAAGCCGCCCGAGATCGTTTCACCGATGCTATCGTCACTCTGCATCGGCCGCTGCAGCGACGAGGTGACCTGGCCGACCAGCGGCTGCACCTGCAGCGGCTTGGTTTCGTCGACGTGGATGTCTTTCGCGCTCGGCCCCTTGAGTATGCGCTCGAGGAATTGGGTCATCTGGCTGGGCTGTGTGCCGGGTGGCACCACACCCAGGTTGACGCCGAGCGCGTGCAGCGCACGCGAAGTATCATCGCCGAGCAGCGGCTGCTTGCCGGCGATCATCGTCTGCTTGCTCTTCTCGCGCTCGAGCGCCTGTTCGTCCATGTAGGCCATTAGCGTCGTGGCCCCGCTAGTGGTGGTCCGCCCGGCCCGGATGCCGCCGCTGAGGCGGCGGTGATTGCTGCTGCCAGGTCAGCGATGGTGTAATCGCGCTGGAAGGGCTGGCCCTCCAGTGCATTGAGCGCGGTCGGCGACTGCATCATCCGGCCGCCGATCGCCCGCCGGATCGGCCCGAGCGAGTAGCCGGCGATCCGTCCGGCGGTGTTGCCGCCGGGTACGCCGGTCACGGCGCTGACCGCGCTGCCGATCTGGCCGCCGACCTCGCCGGCAGTCAAACCGCCGACGACGCCTTGACTGAGATTGCCCATGGTCTGGCCAAGCCCTCCTTGTCTGGTGGGTTGGTTCAGTGCCTGGGCGATCAGTGCCAGGCGGTCGACCCGGTCGCGCTGCGGGCCTGCTATCACATCCAGCGATTCGTCCGCTATGCCCCGGACCCGGGTGGCAAGCTGCCGCGGCCCCGGCGCGCCCTGGTTCGGGCTGTTGATAGTCTGGTTGCCGAGCAGGCGCAGGTAGTCACCGAAAGTCTGGTCGAGCGGCGACGGCCCCTGCCCGCGTGCGACCGGCTGGCTGGTGGCTTCCAGCATGCGCAGCCGGGTCGGATCCTGCTCACCCTGCTTGAGGTAGTTGTAGCCGGACGCGGCATTGGTACCGGCCCGCTCGGCTACGCCGGTGAGCTGCTCATGCGGTCCGCCCTCACCCATCGCGGCGGCGTAGCGTTCCTGGGTGCGATCGAACACGGCCGGCGGCACGCCCTGATTGACCGCGGTGCCGCGCATCTCGCGGGTAGCAGCGGCTTCGACATCGCCGGCGTAGCGGCTCGGGATCGGATCCATACCTTCGCCGGCGATCCGGGTGCCGCTGCGGAAGTCGCGCAATTGATTGTAGGTGCCACTGGTATCGAGGATGGCGCCGGTGACCGGGTCGCGTGGGAACCGCGCCTCGATCGCGTTGGCGCGGGTCTCCAGCGGCCGGGCGGTGATCGGATCGGTCTGACCTGCAGCCTGGCGCAGCGCGTCCAGCACCGGCTGCCAGTCGGCCACGGCGCCCGGCCCGACCGTCTGTGCCAGGGCTTCCTGCGGCGCCGCCACCCGGGTCCGCAGGTCGTCGGCGTTGGTCCTGGCGATGTCGCCTACCGCGGCGCCGATGTCGGCCGGCGCCGGCGTCGGATTGACCGAGCCTCTGGCGTCGGCCATGTCGTCCCAGGCGGCGCCGGTCTGGTCGCGGGCATTCATGCGGCGGTTCTGGGTGAAGGTAGACGCGCCGAAACGGTTGGCGTTGGCATTCTCCCGCATCCGTATGGTGTCGTTGCCGAGCGCGCTGGCCGGTAGTTGGACGCCCTCGACCCGCGCCGCCTGCGCAATCTGCGGTGCTTCCGGCCGGCCCATGCCGCGGTACTTCCAGTCGATGTAGCTGCGCGGCGCCTGGCCGGCGGCACTGGCGCCACCGCCGCCGAGGATCGCGCCGAATAGCGCGCTGGTCTCCGGGTCGACGCCGGCCGTCCGGCCGACCTTCTCGCCGATGTCGGCGCCATAGTGCGAGCCGACTGTCGGCGCCACTGTGGTAGTGCCGAGCCGGGTCAATGCGGCGCGCACCGCCGCCAGCGCGTTCGGCGCCGCGGCCACGCCGCGGGCGATCGCCGACGCGCCGCCGCCGAGCAGGGCGCTGGCGCCGCCTTCGAGCAGTTGCCGGATCGTGCTGGCATCGGCCGGCAGTGGCTCGGCGCCGACCGCGTTCAGCGCCATCGGCCCGAGGTAGGGGATCTTGGTCTCGGGAAAGATCCCGGCCCGGGATCCGGCATTGCCGAGC